GGGGAAGCACTTTAAGGAGTTGGAAGGAAAAACCTACATGGACGTAGGTAAGGCACTTAACACGAAAGTTTCTGTGCAGATTGGCGACATCGTTCGCGTAAAGGTGGACGAAGTTAAGAAAGCAGGGGAAAGATACGTTGTTCATTCTGCTAAGGTGATTGAAGTTCCTGAAGTAGAACAACCTGAAAAATTAATCACATTAGATTTACTCTCTAATGATACTAAGAAATCTTTAAATTACAATGTTGAAGCCCTGAAGAAAGGAATCACTATTACTGACCACATTCATGGAAAAGCAACTCTAATCATCAAATCAGACATGGATGGTTTCACAATCTATGGATTTGAAGAAGATAACCTAATGTCTAAAAACGCTATCGCTGATTTAGATATGTGGAAATCAAAAGCAGAAGAAGTTATGAAAACTAAACAGTCTAAATTGACTGTCGCTATCATCAACTACTTACATGAAAATGGTCCTAAGACTCCAAAGCAACTGCATAAGTTCTTGTTAAAGAATAAGAAAGAAGAATATGAAGATATTCTAGAAAGCAAAGAGAGAAAACTCTTAACTTGGGCAGAAGAAAGAGATGGAATCAGTTATGATATGACCACTAAGAAATTCTTCTCTGAAGATGATAAGTTGATTAAACAGGAGTATAAAACTCCCGAAGAATATAGAAATGGTAAATTCAAAATCTATAAGAGAAGCGATGGTAATTTAGACCTATCAATTAAATTAGGTAAAGAAAATTTAAATTGGTTCATTAAGTTAGAAGATAGTGACGATGTTTTTGATTTATTTGGAAAGGCAGGAAAATTCCCTGCTCTTGTTTCAACACAAAAAGACTTTGATAAGTTGATTGACTCAGGCGATATTGAGTTAGGTGTGCAAAAGCATGGTTATCATGAGTATTTTCTCAAAGGTAACAAGTTTGAAACAAAGATTCACTTTAGAGTCATTCCTTTAGATGGAAAGAAACATTGGTTGGCTTGGACGGGATATAAACAAGAACCTGCTGATAAGGAAGGAGACTCTGGAATTTGGGATATTTACGAAGACAGGTTCAAAGTCTTGACCCTACCCGAAGACTGAACCGTGTCTTTCATATACTCAATGAGCAAACAGGAGTTTGAGGCGAATGAATATCCTCCCTACGGACAACCATCTTCAGGGAGATTTCAGCATTTTGAAAAGCAGCGACGAATTAATGATTGGTGGTTATGCAAGCATTGAAATCGTTGATAAACAAAATGACCTCATTACACTCAAAGCACTTAACGAAGCAGTTAAGAAATTCATGGAACAAAAGTCATTTAGAAATGTAATGACTAACCATTCAAATGTTCAAGTCGGAGAAGTGGTGGACTCTTATAGAGACAAACAAGGAAGGCTTTTCAAAACAGAAGTTGATGATGTAGGATTCTTTGTTGTTATCAAACTCCGCGATGATATCGAAAAAGCCAAGGAGATTAATAGAGGAATTAGAAAAGGTTCTCTTCGCTCCTTTAGCATTGGTGG